CTCTTGACATATATGAAAAAGAGTGCTAAAGTTAAGAATCCTAAGGAAGCATCAGTAGATGCAACAGCGACTACAGTTGAAAAAATTGAGGAATCTTTTAGTAAATACGATCCAGAATTATTTTTACTATAAGTACTTGACTTTTAAGACTAAATAATATATAGTAGACACAATGCATAAGTGTTGTGACTACACTAGGCAAACAAACTTAGGCATACAAAGGCTAATATAGGAGAAAAATTATGGCATCTTTGGCAGAAATCAGAGCAAAACTGCTCGAACAAGAAAATAAAGGCGCAGGTAAAGGCGCATCCAATTACGGCGGAGATAATGCAATTTATGCATTCTGGAATATTCCAGAAGGTCAATCCGCTACTTTACGTTTCCTCCCAGATGGTGATGACACAAATACTTACTTTTGGCGTGAGCGTCAAATGATTCGTATTCCTTTCAGTGGCGTTGCTGGCGGAGATGAACACAAACCCGTAACTGTAACTGTTCCATGTATGGAAATGTGGGGCGATACTTGCCCAATTCATGCAGAGATCCGTCCTTGGTTTAAAGATCCAAGCATGGAAGATATGGCTCGCAAGTATTGGAAAAAGCGTAGTTACTTATTTCAGGGGTTTGTTGTAGATAGTCCTCTACAGGAAGACACTGTTCCTGAAAACCCAATCCGCAGATTTATTATTAATCCTAGCATTTTTAATATTATCAAGCAGGCGTTGATGGATCCAGACTTTCCAGAAATTCCCACAGACTATGAGCAAGGTACTGACTTCCGTCTTACTAAGACACAAAAAGGTCAGTATGCAGATTACTCAACCTCCAACTGGGCCCGTCGTGAACGTGGCTTGACTGAAGATGAACGTAATGCTGTTGCAACTCATGGTTTGCACAACTTAAACGACTTCATGCCTAAAAAGCCAAACGCTGATGAGGTTAATGTAATCTTTGAAATGTTTGAAGCAAGTGTTGATGGTCAGCTTTATGATCCAGCACGTTTTGGCAACTTCTATCGTCCAGCAGGTGTAAACTTGGATGGACTGACATCAAATGCTACTCCCAGTACTCCTGTAGCACAGCCAGCACCGGCCGCGGCACCAACGCCAGAGCCAGTTGCAGAGTCAACACCGGCGCCAGCACCAGCGGCACCGGAAGCTGATGCAGGCAAAGCTAGTGCGCAAGATATTCTTGCAGCTATCCGTGCCCGTAAAGGCGAATAATATCCGGCTTTGTGGGGGATTTATTCCCCCACACTTTTTAAACAACAGGAGAAAACTACATGGCAAGACCATTTGATGTAAGTAAATTCCGTAAAAGTATTACGAAGAGTGTTCCAGGAATGAGTATCGGTTTCCGTGATCCAGATACATGGGTCTCAACTGGTAACTATTGCCTGAACAAATTAATTAGTGGAGACTTTTATAAAGGTGTTCCACTTGGAAAAGTAACTGTATTAGCAGGTGAAAGTGGTGCTGGCAAATCATATATTGCGGCAGGTAACATTGTTAAAAATGCACAAGATCAAGGCATCTTTGTTGTTCTTATTGACAGTGAAAATGCCCTGGATGAAAAATGGCTACACGCACTAGATGTTAGTACAGAAGAAGATAAATTGCTAAAACTTAACATGGCAATGATTGACGATGCCGCTAAAGTTATTAATGACTTTATGGCAGACTACAAAAAAGAATATGCAGACAAAGACACGACTGAACGTCCAAAAGTATTGTTTGTAATTGACAGTTTGGGTATGATGCTAACACCTACAGATGTCGCACAGTTTGAAAAAGGCGACCTTAAAGGTGATATGGGTCGTAAGCCCAAAGCACTGTCAGCACTTGTGCGCAATTGCGTTAACATGTTTGGTGATTATAACGTAGGATTAGTAGCAACAAATCACACATATGCAAGTCAAGATATGTTCGACCCAGATGACAAGATTTCAGGAGGTCAAGGCTTCATTTATGCATCAAGTATTGTTATAGCGATGAGAAAACTTAAACTTAAAGTTGACGCAGATGGCAACAAAACAAGTGATGTTCATGGCATTCGAGCCGCATGTAAGATTATGAAAACCAGGTATGCGAAACCTTTTGAGAGTGTACAAGTGGAAATCCCTTACGAAACAGGCATGAGTCCATACAGTGGTCTAGTAGACTTTTTTGAACGAGCAGGGTTGCTTAAAAAGACCGGCAATCGTTTAGAATATACTAGTCATGTTACAGGTGAAGTTACTACACAATTCCGCAAAGCATGGGAACGTAATGAAGAAGAATGCCTCGATAAAATTATGCGAGACTACAACGAAATCCAAGTTAGCGGAGAAGTAAATCATGATATTAGTGAAGAAGAACTAAATAGCCTTGATGAAAATTCAACCACTAATGAGGAAATAGATGAAAATATCAACTAACGAAGCAGTTAGTGTAGCTGAACTATGGGGGAGTGTAAAAAATTACATCCCCCAAAAAGACAGGTTCGCTGCTGCAGAACATTTCTTGACTACTGTGCAGGACAATGCTATCTTAGATCTAGAAGAGTGTGCAAGTGAATTATTTGGATTTTGCAGTACATTGGATCGTGCATTGAAAGAATATGCAGTAGAAGATGATTTTGATGATTACGAAGAAGAAATTGAGTGGTAAGTAAATGACCAATTGGTTATTACGTGTAAAAGAAAATTTAGCAAACATTGTACCTGCAATCGATTATTATGAAGCAGAGTTAGCAGATGCTAGAAAACAAACCGGTTTGTTTGGCAGTGTTGAAAAACACAGTCGTGATATGCCGGGTATTGTAGAACAACGTTTTAACCAATTACAGGAAATTGAAAGCATACTTGAGTTTCTTAATATTGAATTAAGAAAACTACGTAGTGAAAAATTCCGTAAGTTTCTGGAACACTACAACCGTCAACTCACGAGCAGAGATGCTGAAAAGTATGTTGATGGAGATCCAGATGTTGTTGACCAACAACACTTGATCAACGAGTTCGCATTGCTTAGAAATAAGTTTATAGGGCTAACTAAAGCTCTAGACGCTAAACAGTTTCAGATTAATAATATTGTGAAGCTGAGAGCAGCCGGACTTGAAGATGTAAGTCTATAAGTGTAACAGAGGGTGTGGCCAGGCCTTGTTGTAAATAGCTAACACAGAAGTGTTGCAAAGTCATTATTAATATCGTCTGCGAACATCCTTCTGTTACAATAATACTTATCGCTTACATAAAAAAACCTAAAAAAATACAAAAAAATTACAAATACTTGAAAAG